TTCTAACGATCCATCAGATCTAAATCTAGAGGTGAATCTTCTAGGTACAGATATTTTCTGTATCATATAAGGAACCTGATTTTGAAACTGATATAGAGACGGATAGTTAGCTGCAGTATTTTCTACAGGTTTTAATATATAATCTTGTGCTAAATATGGAACTTCGTACCAAGTATTACCATTAGAATCTTTAGCCTCTAATATAGTAATAATAGAACTGTCACTTATATTTACTGTTGCAAATCTTTGAGGAGATGAAAAACTAAAAGCTTGAGTTTTAACCTGGCCGGATATTGCTTGAGCTGTTTTCTTTAAAAGATAAGATGTAGGAATATTACTTCCATTTATTGTGTATACTTCTACATTAGTTGGATCCAAAGAAGACGACGTCGCAAAGTTAACTTTTTGTGGAATATAAAAAACTACTGAGCTATTTATATTTGACTTAACTTGCATTCCTTGTTCTATAGTCATTGCATAAGTAAAGTCAGGTGCTACATTGCCACCTCCAAGACTAACCGCAGGAAGTTGTTGATAGACATCAATATTTACTATAGCAGCAGAAGTTACTTTAGGTCTATAACCTAACATGTAAGCTAAGGTATATAAATTACCTTTTTGTTTAGCGTATTGTAAAAATGTTTCTTGAAGTTGATTATCTAAATAGAATGAAAGTACATCTCCTACGTAAGAAGCCATATCAATGAACATACTACCAGGTGATGCCTGTGTAAAATCATTATATACAGTAGGATAGTAAGCTTTAGCATACTCTATTAAGTCAGCTTTAAAAGAAGTAAAGTCTTTGTTTAAATATTTAATGTCAACTTGGTTAGCCATTTCTACATGTTTTGTATAGTCAATACAACCGAATCATTTTCATTTGATCTTAATAGTCTATAACTAAATTTTATATTAATTGAATTATAATCAGGACTTCCTATTATTTCTAAGGTAGTAACTTCAACTTGAGGGAATTGATTTTCCATCTGAGTTCTTATAGATTGCTTAATCTCTTCAAAAGAAGCCTGATCTATTTGTTCAAACAATCTAGCCCTAAGACCTGCTCCAAAAGTAGGATTAAAAACCCTTTCTCTTGGATCTGTTAATAAGAAGTTGATAATATTATACTTTATTTGATCCTTTGTAGTATATACAGAGGAGAATACGTTTTCAGCATCAAAAGGGATTTTAACTCCAATTGCTGTTGAGGGTTTAAGATCTAATGGTGATATTTGTTTTAAACCGTAAGCCATTATATTTGTCCTTGTTCTTTAAGTTTTGCCATAAGTCCTGTAAAATCAGGAACTTCATTTATTTGAACTGCATTCAAATTTGAACTCGGTCTAGCAGTTCCTAACATACCTTCTACGCTTCCTACTTTAACTTCTTTTGGTTGGAAAGCAAGTCCAGGATGAACATTGTCTGAAGTCATATTAAAGTCTTCATTTATCATAGTTTGAGCAGTATCATTCAAGAATGCTGCCATAGGATTGTTTCCTGTGAACTTAACAGGTTTAGGAGGGGCTGTGTTTAAAGTTCCTGGTATTTTAGATTTTACCTGTTCCTGTAAACTCTTTTTAGGGTCTGCCATAGGAGTTTTCTTAACCTCACTTAATAGTTTAGGAAGTTCCTCCTTAAGAACAGATCTAAGTTCCTCTCTTATTAATTTTCTTAATTGGTCTACTTGTCCCATATCTTATAAATATTATTTTAGAATATTTTCTATTTTATTATAGAAGATTTATATTTTGAATTTGGATCTACAGAATTAACACTTTTATTTAAATTTTGAGCTTGTTCTGCAAATATTTTTCTCATTTTCTTCCTTAGTTTTTTACCTCCGGCAAGATTATTTACAAAATTCTGGAGGCCTAGTTCATTTGCATCCTCTTCTTGGATATCAAGAGGACTTCCTACAGATATTTCTAAAGAATCAGAACTTATAGCTCCTTCTTCTAAGAATCTTGCGGATTCTAATAGAGTTGATATATCTTCTAGAGAAAGATTTTGGAAGTTAGATTTAACAAATCCACCAGATACTAATAAAACTTTTACTTCATTTATTATTATTTGATCTAATGAAGCAAATGTAGGTGTAGATTGAACAGCAATAATACCATCAATACCTCTTGCTATACCATATCTTCTTCTTAGATTTATTCCTTCATCAACAACTTGTTCAGTAACTATTTCTATATTATAATTTCCAAATCTAGTATCTATTAAATTCTTATTTGTATTGTATGTATTGATGAATGTCTGAAGATCGGTTTGGGTTTGTGATAAACTATTTATAGTATCACGAGTTTCTTGAACCAATTCTGGATCTATATTTACGCACTGTTCTAAATTTAGTAGAATTATTCTTAACTTTATTATTATTTCATTAATTACTATAAGAAGATTTTCTACAAATATAACCATTAAATTAAGTACAGAGTTTATTTGGCCTAATCTCTGAAATAGTTTTTCAATTGCATTTTTTATAGTTTGCTGTTGTATTTCTGTAAGTCCTAAAGTAACTCCTAGAGTTGTAAAAATAGAAGGAATTTGTAAAACTTTTAAAAATTTATCTACAATTAATAATACCGTTCTTATTAATAAAATAAGTTGCACAATTACTTGTGCTGTTTTTATATAACCAACTATTTTTCTTCCTATTGAATTAATACTATTAGCAGTTCTTAATATAGCTTTTATTAGAGGTATTAATCTAGCTGGATTAATTAATTTTTGTATTTTTTGTATTTGATCTTGTATTCCTACATCAAAAGTACTATCTAAAAAATTAATAGCGGCTGCAGGAGAATTTAATCCTTGAATAGCTATGCAAACATTTCTTACATTTTCAATAAGCTTTAATAATTTCTGAATTTCAGCTGAATTAACCTGATTTATATCAGTATATTGATTAAACTTTCCTACAGCATTCTGAATAAAATTACTTAATATAGAAATATCAGGAAATGCTTTTTGTAATTCAGGATTAGTCAATCCTATTTGCGTAACTGGATCTGCTATAGAATTTAATGATTCTGTTATTTGACTTACGAGATTAGAGAGACCAACTCTACTCTGTAAATTATTAGGATCTAAATATAAATTAGAATATTCATCTATTTTAATTTGAACGTCATATGCAATTTTTTGAAGCGCATATTTAGATCTTTCAATAGGATCGTTTGTTTTTGGAGGAACATTAGGATCAAATGCTTTCCCTCCTGGTATTTGATTAATTAGATAGTTTACAATATTACAGATATCTACAGAAGCCACAGTATCTACTACACTTAATAAACCATTATTCATGGCACTAGATACGTCACCTTTATTATTTGATGTATTCTTAAACTTCTTTTTTACATCTCCGTATACTAATTTATTTACTCCTTGTTGACTTTTAATTATAAATTGAGCTATAATTCCAATAGCTTTTTCTAATCCTTTAGCAGTAGTAGTATTGATATTAAGTTTATCTCCACCTAAATTAATTATATTTGATTGAGATATTGCCATTATCTTGTGAACGTATTTTTAGACAAGGTTATTTTTTCTTGGATATAAACTTTTGAATTTTCTGATGCATCATATAAAATCTGCCCAGCATTTCTTATACTTTGCATAGCTGCTCCTAAATTAGTGGTTGATGCTTGACTTAGCATAACTGCTGCAGTTTGTATTGCTATAGTTAAATCAAGTAATTGTTCATTTAATTTTTCTCCCAATACAACTGGCTCTCCATCTTGTTCTGCTTTATGCCCCAATTCTATTTTAGGTGAGTCTATTAATACTTTTTGAGAGGCATCTAAGTTTATGGTTTGAGGAGAAGATAAAGATACAGCCTGTTTACCAAAAAGAAAAATAGCATCATTCTTTGAATGAAGTAAAACTCTATCAGAAGATATTATTACTTGATCACTTTTATATGGAAATTGTGGTGCATACATTATCCTATAGTGTTTTTATCTTGTGATTGAGCTGAAATGATTTCATCTGATATAGGTTTTCTTTGTACTTCAACTACTTGTTGTATTATTGGATTTATACCTACACCAAATGAAGCTAAAGGGAAATTATTTAAATCTACTAAATTTATTTCTTGTGTGCTAGTAAGATATATTGAAGATCCATCTTTGTTGATATCTTCTACTACTGGATTAAACTTGTCGCTTTCTTTTATATTTCTATTTCCTTGACTATTAGTTATGATAGTTATAGGGTCTCCATTATTATCTGTACTATTATTTGACCATGTATTAAATCTTTTTAATACTGAAACAGTACTTCCAAATCTTATTGATTGACCAAACCTAGCTTGTATAATTGTGTCTCCTTCAAAAGGCTGAAGATCTTTTACTTTTGCATTTTCTTGAAAAGTTCTTCCTAAAGGAAGGGTTCGGTTTGTAGTAGAATTTCCTGAATATTCTGGTTTATTTGCAAAATTATTTAGATAATCTGCCCACTCATCCATATTAGGAAAAGCATTGTGGTTTGGATTATTCCACATTCCATAAGCAGGCATGTAATAGTATTGTTGTTTTGTTGATCCATCATTCAACTTTACAGATGGTCCAACTATAATTAAAACAATTTCATTTATTAAAGGATATTGCTTAACAAAATACCATATTGGATATGCAGGTTCTGATACCTCTTTTGATTTTGATGTAGAATATTGTGAGTATAATAATTCATATCTTATTTTACCAATATCTCTTGGACTAGTATAATCTGGATCCGGTAGATTTGTAACAGTTCCTGTAGGTCCTGAACCTGCTATAATATTTGGCCCCATAACAATAGACTTAACTCTTGCTATTTGAAAATATTGGCCTTTTGAAGTACCTTGCCCAGATTCAAACTTTGGTCCAAAAAGATATCCTGTAGACATTATGCGCTAGGTAGTTGTTTAGGATCTTTGATTACAATATTAGAAACCTCAGAAAATAATTGTTCGATATCCTTTTCCGTAAGAACTCCAGAATCTTCTGAATCACCGGCTTTTTTACTTTCGGCTGCTTTTTGGAAAAGATTAAGTAGTTTAAGAAGAACCTCGTCATTCTTTAAACTAGAGTCTATAAATCCTTTAAGTAGAGGTACAACCACAATAGCATCGCCAGGTGTTTCAATCATATCAGCAAGCCTCATTATCTCCTGTTTAATTGTAGAATCTTGATTTTTTTGTTTATCGTATACCTCTTCTACAAGATTGGCAATAGTTTTACCTTTGAATATTTCCTTATCAAGTTCCATGACTTTTTAGAATAAATATTAATAGTCATTGTTTTCAAGATACTGATTAAGGATAGTTTTATAGATGTTTTTGAGCTTTTTAATTACCTTTGTAATGGTATTTGATTGAGTGTCAGCCATCTCTTTTACATATATAAAGACAGCCTTTTTATTAAAAATGTCTATATTTTCCCTTTTTTTGAAGATTTCCAAGATAGCATCAGCAACCTTTAGTTCATCTGTTTTGTCAAATAGCTCTAGTAAATTGGTATCTACGTATTTGATGAAAAGCTCGACCACATCTAGCTTATCTAGCTCTGGTTCTGGTTCTTTTACAAGGATACTATTTAATAAAGCATCATCATCATTCTGCTCTCCAATCTCCGCCTTTGCTACAAGTTTTTTGTAATTCTTTTGGTTATATATGATCAAATACCTTTTGGCAATTGTACCAAAATATGAGTATGCTTTGCCTTTAGATTGATCGTAAAGGTCTAGTTTCTGTAGGAGAAATGATATTACTTCATACTTAAGATCTTCTATATTATCAACTTCTGTATAATAGAATTTGAATGTATGAATGATATTCTCTACTAGTTTATAAAACCCGTAGTGAATGTCTTGATTATAAATCCTATTTCTTTCAGCTTGATTTTTGGCAGCTCTATACCTTAGAATTGATTCTTCAGTTTCTATTGTAAAATAATTATTTTTTGTTTTTGGCTTTCTTTTTCTAGGTTCACCTTTCTTAGTTAATAAAACCTCCTCCTCATTTAATAGTATATCACTCATATTATTCTTCTATGAATTCGTTAATTCTAGTTTGCATTTGTTTCACATTTTCCATAAGACTCAAGAACTCAGGATCAGATTGTACCCATAATTTAGAATCTATTTGATTTGCAGCAACGTTAATTTCTTTCATGCAGTCTTTAATATTGCCAATAAACAACTGTTGTGTGACAACCAT